TTGTTTCGTGCATCAGAACCTTCCTGCATGTTCTTACCCATGTCTCGGTCTTCTTCACGCAACTTAGCCCAATTAACTGGACACTCAACGTAAACTTTCTTTCCCATGTCGGGTTCCTTTCCTTATGTGGGTACTTATATATAGCAACATTTTTTTGTGTTTATAACAAACCACGTTAAATTTATTTAGTGTATGTCAGCATAGCTACTACCGAACTGAGCATCAATACCCAATGGGACATTTAGTTTCAACTCATCGTTCAACCGCTCTATACTATCTTCCATACTAATCTTCTCTTGTGTCTCCTTTCCCTGTTTTACCAAAGTTATAATTTCATCGTGGAACTGTCCTATCGTTTTGACACCATCCTTACGACAGTGCTTAACCCAAGTGTCAAAGCAATAGACGCCTGTACCTTGATTAAGTGTACTGAAGCGGTCCTTCTCACTGCGTAGGCTGTACCAGAAACCACTAACTGGGTTCTTTAGCCACATACCCCCTAGACCCTGTGGTTCCCGTACACGTACACCCTTTGCCACGGCCTCTACGGACCAGTTACGATCCCAGAAGGCAGCGAGTAGTTTCTTAGCCTCAGACTTCTTCATACCTGTAGTACGAGACAGAGTAGCCTCTTTGACGCCATACGTGGCACTGTAGTTGACTACCTTGTAGTTCTTGCGTAATGCCTTTAAACTGCGTTCTCCTGTGTTATGCTTGTCTATGTCCTCTTGGCTGATGACACCAGCATGTTTAGCTAGGTCAAGATGTGGGTCAAATCCTGGTTTTGACATCTCTGCTACATACTCAGGGTCTAGTGGCTGCATATAGTGTCGCTTAGTCGTATCCTCTAGGCTAGTCATATCCGCACCACACAACACATAACCCTCTGGGGCAATCAGGCATCCTCGTATCTCAGCACCATAGGGCTTTTCCACTGAGGGGAGGTTAACCAAAGGTTTAGCGTGTTTAAACCGCATAGTGTTAGTCATGCCAGCCACACCAGCTTCTAGGTATCCATCTACCTCACACTCTAGGAACGCCTTGAGTATCCCGATTCTGTGAGTAAGAACAGAAAGACCATCCAGAATAGAAACAGCAGGATCGTTAACAGCCAGCTTTTTAACTGACGGGCATAGTTCCCCATCTTTCCTGACTTGTTCGATCTGTCGTTCATCACCATTAGCCTCTCTTACAAACTTAAATGTTCTGGGTTGCCAACCAATACTAAACAGCCAATCCTTAATCTGGGACACTGAGTTAGGATTACCTCTCTCTTCTCCTGTCTGCACAACAAAACTCTGTACCGTCTCAGGCTGCTTGTACTGCTTTCTCAGAGCCTCAAAGTTCTCCCCGTGACTGCTTAGGCTACCATCCTTACGATACATCACCTTGGGCCTGTTCTGCACCTTAGTGAGTACATGACGGGGCATAGCATTAGCTAGTTGTTCTACTTTATCCTCTTTCATACCCTGCCACTCAGCAAGGTGCATACTGGCTTTAGCTACATCTAATTTCCACCGTAGGGTCTCCTGTTCCCTAGCACAGTCTAACTTGAAGGTTATGTAGTCGATAAGTCTCCACGCTTCACTGTTCATATAGTTTCTCCAATTTACGCTTTAGGTCTCGCCACAGGCGCACATTAATCTTAACGTCTTCTTCACAACGATGGGCATATTCTTCTTTGGATAACCCCTCCCAATCATCTACCTTTGGCTTAGGTACACCATAATCTTCTCCATACAATGCCAGCCCATGCTTTGTCCTATTGTGATGTAAGTACCAGCTTAACCCCAGTGTATCTACTAGCTTGGCATTGACCTTTATACCTAGCACCTTTTCCACTGCGGGTATATCAAAGCGTACAATGTTATGCCCAGCTAAGGCTAACGTATGATCCATACTGTACTCCAAGAAGAAGTCACGCATTTCACCGTAGTCAAAGATAGACCTTGGCTCATCCATAACTGCTGTTTGATACGACAACACATGAATCTTACTTAGCTTGTCTAACAGTCCATCTGTTTCTATGTCGAATACTGTCTCTGCATCAGGTGTCATTATCGTATAGCCCCATTTCTTCGTTTGTCTTTGAAAACTGTCGTTCTAGTGGTGTTAATTCTCCCTCAACAAACTTGTCGTATGCTCTTGCAGCCTCTTCTGGAGTTTCAAACGAACCTAAGTATATTTGTTTACCGTCTTTAAATGCTACCGAACGGTACTTAACTCTTTCTTTACACACACCTTTATACTTAATCTTCCCCCTAGCCTTACAGTTTCTTCCGTTAAGGCTAATTGTTGTAGGTCTTAAGTTTTCTACCCTGTTGTTAAGTTTGTCCCCATCTATATGATCTAACATTTTAGGAACACTACCGTAGTTAAGGAACCAAACAACTCTGTGATTACTATAGTAAAATCTTTTCCCCTTTAACCAGATTCTGATACCACGATACCCACTACTAATACAACCTGCCGGACCCTTCGTTCTAGGTCCATACCAATTGTTGTGGGTAGTCCAAAAAAGATTTCCCGTCTCACTATCATAACGTAGGTTTTCTTTGATGTTCTGCTTCTCTTCTTCCGACCACTCTCTTGCCTTTGTCATTATTAATACTCCTGCTTTAGTGTAAACGTAGCACTGTTAAATTTCATTCTGCCAGCCCGTCCTTCTTCACTGCAAGGGCGGTTTTTTTGTACCGTGATGTATGTTGTGTTTCTTTCATCAAGGTCTTCTGCTTCTTTATCCCTAGACAGATCAATGATAACACTGGCACGTTGTCCTATCATCTTACAGTACTTAGGGTCTCCATCTTCATTAGTGTGAGCGATAGTCACAATGCCCACATTTAGTTCCGCTGATAGCTTAGAGAGCCTTACGGACAGGTCAGCTAGTAACTCCTCCTTAGACGCCTCTGATCGTCCAGCCACAACGTCTTGGATAGGTTCAAAGAATACATACTTACATCCACATGCCTGACTGAAGAAACGTATCTGATCACAGAGTTCATCAGTGCCTTGACCATCACCTAAGTAGAACTGATAGAAGTTCTCGTCCCTAGTAATACTCTTAATAGCTTCTATGACATCCTCATGCCTACCCTTGTCATCAATCAAGTCACGCCTAGTTAGGTTATCCTGTAACTCATACGACACAAGCCCAAGTAGTGACCTTAACTTAGTCTCTTCTAAGTGCCATGCAGCAATAGGAACCTTACGCTGTAGCATGTTGTATTCCAAGAAACGCATAACTTCAGTCTTTCCTATGCCAGTAGGTGCCTTAATTACTGTGAAGTGACCCTGCATAAGCCCCATGATCTTATCGTCTAAGTCAGTGATACCTGTAGGAACATATACATGATCTGGTGTATCCCGATATAACGACAAGAACTGATCGGCAGTGTTTAAGATATTCTCAGGAGTATACTTAGCAGCGTTCCACCATGCACTCTTGAACTCCGCATGTGCATTGTCCTGTAGGAACTCATTAGCATCCTTGTACTTGTCGTGTGGTACTCGGTACACCTTGTTAGGAAACAACTTAGCTACCCGATCAGCTAAGGCATTACCAGTATCATCATTGTCTACTGACAACACAATCTTCTGAAAACTATCTAGCCACTCCTTACAATTCTCCCACAGCTTCTTAGAAGGACTACCAGATGGTAATGATACAACAGGGTTAATATACTGACTCTTCATCATCTGTGCCACTGATAAGGCGTCTAGTTCCCCCTCAGTAATAGTTACAGTCTTAGAACAACCAGCAGTGAACATATTCATGCCAAACAGTTCATCCCCCTTAAACCCGTCCTTAGTGTAGAAACCTTTCTCATGTAGGGTACGGACTTTAATTCCACCGCTGGGGTATACGTACTCTTGGCGACCATCATATGTCTTAACATTGAAGTCTTCCATAGTACGAGCATTAATCCCTCGTAGGGGTGTATAACTACCTTCCCCAGCGGTCTCTATCCTCTTAGGTGTAAACGACATTATATTTTCCTTTTCCGCTAATGGGTACTTATCCTTAGCCCACTCAAAGGTATCACCAGTTTTACTTGGATACGACTTAAGACAAGAGTGACAACGACCAAACCCATCCGTGTTATAACTGAAAGCATCCGACGAACCACAATCAATATATGGACATGGTTGATGTACTCTTTCTTTATTCATATTATTATTTCCTTTTCCTAAGTAAGACCTCTGTACTTACCTATAGCAACATTTTACGGCACAATTAACAAAAGCCACATTGTTTATATGGCCTCTGTGACTTTTTTGATACACTTATCTACAGACCTCTTAACTTCCATAGGTGTTGTACCAAATTTACCCCCACAATTTTCAACAATCTTAGCTAATGTGACACCTTTAAGGTAACGCATTTCCACTAGACCCCACTCATCGTCAGATAGTGTCTCCCTTGCAACACGCATAGTCTCTATCATATCTTGTCGTTTTTCATACAAAACAGCAGGGTCAGAGTCTTTATCAACTACATCAACACTTTCTATCGGTGTGGTAGTAGAATTAATAGCCTGTTGCAATTTTGTCACACCCTCTCGGCTCATCGTTGACTTGTAGTCTGTACCCCTAGCCAAAGACCTAGCTGGCTCACTTAGAGGTACACTTACAGCCAGTGTCTTAATGTTTATGTAGTCGTGCATAGCCCTGTTAGCCATACGTCTTAGATTAGCCCCATGAGTGTTACCCTGATCCACTTGCTCTAAACACTCCAACATTCCCTCGGAGACCAGATCATCGAAGTGACTAGGTGAGTTGTACTTGTGAGCCAGCGTACGACACATCTTCATAATTTCCTCAGTGTTCATCTGTTAACCTTACGAATGGTTTATGGTTGTTGTTAAGTCCCACAACATAGTCAAAAGACCAGTTTTTAAAGTCTTCGTTTGCATTTACCTCTCTAACTTTATTTTGCACTATTAACATTATCCTAGTGGCAAAGGCGTCAGAAAAGTGTAGGTCTAGCTTTTCTAACCTATATAAATCTTCAATAAACTTAGTAGTCATGTTTTAAAGCCTCCCAGCTTACAGGGAAGTAACGCAACATAATATTTGATACTTCATTTCCCACGATACGGGTCTCTAGTTGAGTGTCAGGCTTACACCTTAGATTGCACATCTTAGCGAAGGCTCCCACTGTACCTGACCAATACCATTCAGTCATCATGTTCTGAGGCAGTATCATACGTGCTTGTTCTGGTGCTATGCCTTGGGTTAGCATCTTCTTATAGTCACCTAGTGCCTTCTCTGACACCTCCTTTACATATATATTAGGAAAGTACTGGGACTGACTTTTTCCACCGCTCCCCTGCTTCTTATCTTCACTCTTGTCTCTCCAGTGGTCAGGCTCATAGAAAAAAATTTTTTCAGTGCTGTAGCGGCGGCTTATTTCATTCCAAGGCATGTACTCATGTTTCTGTAGTTGTCGAGCTACAAAAATAGGTGCCTTAACATGTACCGTCATAAAGGTGTGGTTAAATGGTGACATATGTTTATGCTTGGCTAAGTACTTAATTAGCTTCTTATCCTTATCATGCAGGATAGGTCTCATATTTTCATCCCCCACCCCACTATACCCTAGTGCTGCACTCTTCTTCCCAAATGACACTCTAGCTGCATTAACGACAGACAGGTCACTGCCCATGTGGTCTATATATGTGACTTTAATCATCTGATAACTCCCAAGACTCTACCCAACTTTGGCCCCGCTTATACACCCTGTCTAAGTTCGAAGCTACCTTAATTGCACGTTCCTCTGTCTTGTAACAACCTTGCAAATTCGTCTCTAAGGTACGGTCTTCCAACTCATATTTTTGCCAAACCAACCATATATATCTCTTCATCCAAATCTCCCAACATACTTTGCTATGTGATGTACGAATGGCAACAAGCTAATAGCCATCAGCAAGTTCATTCCTGTGTGTACCATTGCAATCCTC